CATTTAGATAATTTCATAGTTTCTTTCTTTATTAAAAGAGTGGGCTCAAAAGAGCCCACTCTATGAAATGCTTAAATATTAAGCACCTGGTGATCCGTAGATTCCTCTAGGGTCAGACCAACCAAAAGAGTATCTCTCTCTTGCTTTGTATCTAACGTTACCAGTATCAAAATCACCTTCCATAGAAGTTTTGATAGGAGCTCTTAAAAACATTTTCATTCCATTAGGAACGTCAGTTCTTAAAAACCATGCATCTGGATCTGTTAAGAAATTGTTCACAGTGTAACCTTGTGGAACCATTCCCATAGATTTGATTGCATTGATATCGTTGTTAGCTGTACCAGTTCTGCCTTCAGATTTCATCAATCTTTCAGAAGTAAACTGTAGTTCTGGTGGAACTATAGCTTTAACCGGTCTAGCAGCTATTTTTAAGCCTCTCTCATCTGTAAGAGCAGCAATGTCGATAATTGCTTGTTCTAAAGATGTCTCGTTCAAATCAGCTTGTGTAGCTAATGTGTTAGAGAATGACCCAGCGATTGTTGGGTGGTTAGTAGCAAATAATGGAGATCCATCACCACCTGGGTAATTAGTATCAAAACCATTATTTAATACGTTAGCACCTTTTACTTGCTTAGTATTCGCCATAGATCTTGCTAGTGCTTTTGTATAACGAGAAGCAATTCTATCGTAAAGGTTATCTTCGATAGCTTCTTCTGTTATAGCAAACGCTAGAGCAATTGTCTCATGCGTATATCTAGCAGTAAATGTTTCCTGAGCATTGTCAAATGTAACGCCTGAACCTTCAGGTTTAACCGCCGCATTTGCAAAACCAGATAACATCACTTCTTCCTCGAACGCTCTCTCTGAGCTCTCTACTTCGTAGATTTCAAGGTGCTGATTTTCGTAACGTTTGTATTCAAGTCCGAATAAAGCATTCAAACCTGGTTCTAGTTCTTTAACTAGTTGTCCTCTTGATATAGCCATATTCTTATACTCCCGATGTTTGTTTGTAGAAGTGCTCGTTGATCTCTACAATCCAGTTAACGTTTGCAGAAGCAATATCGCTATTTTGGATATCTTTAGATGGACCAATGATTCTTAACTGTGCAGAGCTAGTTGTTAATGTTGAATCGTTCAACGTAACAGCTGATACATAGTTAGCAGAATCTCCTGCGCTATAAGCAATGTCAGCATTATTGAAGACATCAGTTTGAGCAGAAGCACCACTGTTGTTTGATTTAATTTCGAACCTTTCGTAAGGATCGTCACTAACATAGCCCAAAATATCTGTAGCTGTATTAGAAGCTTCCAGATGGTTTGTCCATGTTGGTTTTTTTGTAGTTGTGTTAGTAAAAAATACTCCGTTCAAAGAACCAAGTAATACATCACCTGCCGCAGCCACACCTATTGTTCCACTATTCAGTGCTTTCACTGGATCTTGGAAATAGATAGCTGTTGCAGAAGCTGCAATACTATACTCACTTTGACCTTGAGCATCTCTGTTCTGACCAACTTTACCAATCGGTCTAAGACCGAAGGCTCTTGTTTGATTAGACATTATTGTCTCTCCTTGTTTAAGTTTATTTAACTCGTTGGTATTACCAAAAAATTACTTTTTGTTTGTACCACCGAAAGTTACACGTGTCTGCCTCTCACTATTGATTGGCATACTTGGGTGTTGATCCTTCATAAGATCGTTTTCGATTGCTTGATCTCTATCTTGTATTTGTTTCCTAAAATACGCTTCTCGAGATTTAGCGACCTCTTCTGGTATCCTAGCCAACACTAGGCCACCTACTCCGATCACTCCAGCATATTTTCCTTCAAGTACTTTTGGATAAGAATGATTAGGATATTCATCAGCTCGTACAAGCTCCCATCCTGATCTAATTTTACCTGACATGTTTTTGGTATCGTCGAATCCCATAACGTCAGTTCTTAACCATCTGTGTCTGAAACCATCCGGTGCTGGTGGTGCATCTAAAGATGATGGTGGAGTCCAAGTTTTCGGTCTTTCAGTTTTAGACCTAGTCTCGCTCGCACGTGGGGTCTTAATATTTTCTTTTGTCATATGCCTATACCTCCTTCGTGATATTTAATTGTTTCGCATATTCTTCCAATGGCACACCTAATTTTTTAGCAATAGCAACTTGAGAAGGCGTGAGTCTCACAGTTTTGCGACCTGTTTTTACATTACGTTTAGCCGAAGCTACCGTTTGCGTAGGTTTAGTCGATTCCGTATCATTAGTTGTAGCAAAT